GCTGGGTTATCTTAAGTGATGATTGTTGTTCATCATAGTTCATCATTGTTGCAAATATGTGTGCAATCGTGTAGTGTTAAAGTTGATATAAAAACAAAGTTTTTATATCAATCTGAAGGAACAGCTTATGTCTGCCGCCGGATTGGTGGCATCCTCCCACCTTCCGGCGGCGTTTCGTTGTGGGGAAATCTACAGAAAGGGGTGCGGAATGACTGAAAAACAAAAAAGATTTGTTGAAGAATATCTGATTGATTTGAATGCGACACAAGCAGCCATTCGTGCCGGTTTTTCTGTAAAGACTGCGAATGAACAAGGTTCAAGGATGTTAGCGAATGTTAGCATTCAGACCGCAATTTCAAAGGCTATGGCTGAACGGTCAAAACGTACCGGGGTCAATCAGGATCGCATTGTTTTGGAATTGGCAAAAATTGCCTTTGTGAATGCGGGTGACGTTATCAACATGGATGAAGCAACGGTGAAAGAAGACGCTGCTACTGATGACGTGGCTGCAATTCAATCTGTCCGTGTGAAGACATTCCCAACCAAAGACGGTGACGGCATTGAACGTGAAGTGAAACTTGAACCGAAACTGAAAGCCCTTGAACTGCTTGGTAAACACTTAGGTATGTGGAATGACAAACTTGATGTCAATGTCAATATTCCGGTGGTGATTTCCGGTGAAGAACAACTTGCGGATTAGCAGTCAATATGTCTTTGATTATCAGCGGCATCTTTACCTTCCAGAATCACAACGTATTGGAACGCGTAACCGTATAGACATCAACCTTGCTGATTATGTGGGCAAGGGTTACGGTTCATTTTGGCGGTTCAAAGGACGTTACCGGGTGTGTAAGGGTTCCCGTGCTTCAAAGAAGTCAAAGACAATGGCGCTTTGGATCATCGTGAACATGATGAAGTACCCGGAAGCCAACACGCTGGTTGTGCGTAAGGTCTTCCGAACGTTGAAGGATTCCTGTTTTACTGACCTGAAGTGGGCAATTCACAGGCTTCAGGTTGACGCATGGTGGGATGCAAAAGAAAGCCCGTTGGAAATCACCTATAAACCAACCGGTCAGAAAATCCTGTTCCGGGGACTGGATGACCCGTTAAAAGTCACATCCATCACGGTTGAACACGGTGCGCTGTGCTGGATGTGGATTGAAGAAGCATATGAAATCAGTCATGAATCTGATTTTGACATGCTTGATGAATCCATCCGTGGTGAAGTCCCTGACGGGCTGTTCAAGCAGATCACCATGACCTTCAACCCGTGGAATGAACACCATTGGATAAAGGCGCGGTTCTTTGACCGGACTGACCCTGACATCATGGCGCTGACCACCAATTACACATGTAATGAATGGCTGGATGATGCTGACCGCCGGGTGTTTGAAACCATGAAAGAACAGAACCCACGGCGTTACCGCGTTGCCGGTCTTGGTGAGTGGGGCATTGTTGAAGGTCTGATTTATGAAAATTGGGAAGAAAAGCTGTTTGACATTGATGAAGTCAAAAAGGTTGCCAAAACCCGGTTTGGTCTGGACTTTGGTTATACCAATGACCCGTCAGCGCTGTATTGCGGCATGGTGGACATTCCCGGTAAAACCATTTGGGTCTTTGATGAAATGTATAAGCCCGGAATGAGCAATGAAGCCATATATGCGGAAGTTGCCCGGATGGGGTACGCAAAGGAACGGATCACGGCTGATTCCGCTGAACCGAAAAGCATTGACCGCTTGCGTGACCTTGGTATGCAGCACATCAGGAAAGCACGGAAGGGACGCGATTCCATCAAGTACGGCATTGATTACCTTCAGGACTTCCACATTGTGGTTCATCCACGGTGCGTGAACTTCCTGACGGAAATCAGCAATTACACATGGGACACGGATTCAAAGACCGGCAAAAAGCTGAACGTGCCTATTGATGATTTCAACCACCTGATGGACGCTATGCGGTACGCGCATGAATCTGACAGCAAGGGTGAAACATTCAGTTTTGATTGATTAGAAACAAATTAGTAACAAAAACCGCCTGACAGAACCAGAACAGGCGGTTTTTGGTTTTGTTGTGCAATAAAACGTTAGGGGTGATAAAGACATGTTTCTTGATTATGCTATGCAAGACAGGGCAATCAGGATCATTCAGGAAGGGGGAAAGCCCCTGACTAATGAACGATTCATTGAACACGAAATCCGGCGTGTGAAGCAGTCCAAAGAATGGAACTGGATGCTGACCGGTGATGACTATTACCGTGGACGGCATGACGTTCTGAAGAAGGTCAGAACCGCCATAGGTGATGACGGCAACCTGATTGAAGTGAAGAACCTTCCGAACGCCAAACTGGTTAACAATGTGTATAAGCGCATGGTGAAGCAGAAAACCAATTATCTGCTGGGCAAGCCGTTCACGGTGGATTCTGATGATGACCTTTATACAGAAACGCTGACGTGGTTCTTTGACAAGGCATTCATGCGGAAGCTGAAAAGCGTGGGCAAAGACTGCCTGAATTGCGGTATTGGCTGGTTGTACTGCTATTATGATGAACAGGGTGAATTCCAGTTCAAGCGGTTCAGACCCTTTGAAATCATACCGGAATGGAAGGACGTTGACCACACGGAACTTGATTCCGTCATCCGGTTCTATGAAATAGACTATTATGACGGTCAGCGGGACACGAAAATCACAAAGGTGGAATACTACACGCCACAGGGCATTGATTTCTTCCAGATGGACAGGACGGACGGTCACATTGTGGCGGTTGAACCGTTCCACAGATCATATATGGAATTTGACGGTGTTGGCTATAATTGGGACAAGCTGCCGTTCATCCCGTTCAAGTACAATGATGAAGAACAGCCGCTGATTGTGAACTGCAAGTCACTTCAGGACGGTCTGAACCTGATTCTGTCAAACTTCGATGACAACATGAATGAAGACAGCCGGAACACCATTCTGGTGTTGGTGAATTATGACGGTGAAAACCTTGGTGAATTCCGGCGCAACCTTGCCACATATGGCGCGGTCAAGATCAGGTCAGCGGAAGGGGCAAGCGGTGACGTTCGTACACTTCAGGTGGAAGTGAATAGCGAAAACTACAAAGCCATTTCGTACATCTTCAAACGGGCAATCATTGAAAACTGCATGGGCTATGATGCGAAAGATGAACGTTTGGGTGGATCACCCAACCAGATGAACATTCAGAGCATGTACAATGATATTGACCTTGATGCGTCCGACATGGAAACAGAATTTCAGGCGGCGTTTGATACGCTGCTTTACTTCGTTGACCTTCACCTTCAGAACGCCGGTCAGGGTGACTTCAGCACGGTGGAAGCCCGGATTACGTTCAACACATCCATGCCGATGGATGAAACAGTTGTCATCCAGAACGCACAGAACAGCACCGGCATCATCAGCAAGCGGACAATTACCGCACATCATCCGTGGGTCACTGACCTTGACGCGGAACTTGAACAGCTGGAACAGGAAGAAGCTGAAGAACAGGAAAGGATTGCACAGCAATATGACCCGTTCGGCACAGGCGGCACAAACCCGGCTGAAGGAAATGAACCGCCGGAAGGTGACGGTGATGATGAATGAAACGGGACGCAAAATATTGGGCTGAACGGTTCAAGCTGATTGAACAGGCTGAACACAACCGTGGTACAGCTGCCGTTTCCGATATTGAAAAGCAGTACCGTGAAGCACAGCGGCAGCTTGAAGCAAAGCTTGATGCTTGGTATAGGCGCTTTGCACAGAACAATCAGGTCAGCATGACGGAAGCCAAAAAGATGCTTGCGGGACGTGACCTGAAAGAATTCAAGTGGGATGTCAATGATTATATCCGATATGGTGAAGAAAATGCCCTGAATGGCCAGTGGGTGAAGGAACTGGAAAACGCTTCAGCGCGTGTCCACATTTCCCGGCTGGAAGCTATGAAGATTCAGATGCAGCAACAGGTTGAAGTGCTGTTTGGCGGTCAGCTGGACACCATTGACGCGGCTATGCGCGGCATCTACCTTGACGGCTATTACCGGACGGCGTATGAAGTCCACAAGGGAATTGGTTTCGGTTGGGACTTTGGGACGCTGGATCAGCGCCGGATTGATAAGATCATCAATAAACCGTGGGCGCAAGACGGACGGAACTTTTCTGACCGGGTATGGTCGAACAAGCAGAAGCTTGTGAATGAACTGAACACCACGCTGACACAGAACATTGTGTTGGGACAAGACCCGCAAAAGGCTATTGACGTGATGGCAAAGCGGCTGAACGTGTCAAAGCACAATGCCGGACGCTTGGTCATGACTGAACAGGCGGCGTTCTGTTCAGCGGCACAGCATGACTGCTTCAAGGATTTGGACGTTGAAAAATATGAAATTGTGGCAACACTGGATTCACACACGTCAGAAATCTGTCAGGAAATGGACGGCAAACACTTCAAGATGTCCGAATGGGAAACCGGGATCACAGCGCCGCCGTTCCATGTTTGGTGTAGGTCAACCACGGTTCCCTATTTTGAAGATGACTTTGGTGAACTGGGTGAACGTGCTGCAAGGGGTGCGGATGGAAAGACATACATGGTTCCAGCCAATACCACATACAAAGAATGGTCAAAGGCATTCGTGGACGGTGACAAATCCGGTTTACAGCCGGTTCCTGATTCTGGTACAGTTAAAGATAAGCCTAAACCGAAACCCAAAGCGGAAGAATTGAAGGTTGATGCGTTCCCGGATGCATTCAGGGCAAAAACTGAACTGAAGAACACACAAGCTTTGGTTGACTTTGTGAACGGTTGTGAAGGTGCTGATGCCAATGTGGTGGCGCTTTACAACCAGATGGGCAATTTGGAAACCATTGAAAGTCAGGGGCTTCCGTTCAAGATTTCCCATGGTCAGAACCACGCCGTTACAACCACAGAAAGAATGTGGAACGGTGACTTGGTGGAAGTCAAGTTGACCATTCCAAAGCTTCAGGGTGACAATCTTGTTGGTCAGGTGAACACCACGCTGCATGAAGAAATGCACCTGATGGATTTATACGGCAGAACTGACTTGAAGAAACCCGGCAGTTGGTTCAGTACCAGCAGAACCAGCTTGGTGGATGTCTTCAAAGACACTTCTGATGAAATGAGTGATGAAGTCAAGAAGTTGTTTGAAGATCACCGGAAAGCCTATGAAGCAACGCGTCAGGCAATCAGTCAGAAGTATTACCAACAGACACAGGCGTTACGGGATTCATATTTTCCAAACGGTACATCAATCTTTTCTGACCTTTCCAAATACAGAAGGTATGAAAAGGAAGCTAAAAAGCTTCAGTCAGCAATGAACGCTGAAATTGATTATGAATGCAGAAACCTGATGGGTGGCGGTGTTGGAAACCTTGAAGATATTTATGACGCGCTTTCAGGTGGTAAGTTCCGTGACAGAAGCGTTGTGCTGTATGGTCATGGCTCCCGGTATTATGGTGACAGACAAAGCCGGATACATGAAACCATTGCAAACTATGCGGCATTGAGTATCACAAGACCTGACCTGATTGACATGTTACGGGCTGACAAACCGGAACTTGTGAAAGAACTGGACGCAACCATTGTTGAACTGCTTCAAAAAGCAAGGGGTACAAAATGACAGAACAGGAATTATTCGATGCGGCTTTTGGACGGGGAGAAACTCCTTTATGGGAGGTAATGCAGGTTAAGTTCCCTAAACAATCTGATCGGCT